CGCGGCGACTGCAATAGCACGAAGCTCTTCCAGGCGTCCAGCAAGGCCTTCTCGCTTTCCGTTTGTGAGGTCATTGTCCATAATTCCTGTTAGTGAAACACCAAGCAGACGCTCTTCTTCACAGTTTTTCTTCCAGGGTGATGAGAGATACTTGAAGTTGGTGAGAGTTGACTGCCATGTTCCGAGAATAGCAGCAAGACGAACCTTAGCTTTTAGATCGTCTAGTGAGTCGGTTGCACGAACAACAACCTCTGTTAGATTACAGAATTCCTTGTCGCGCAGAATAATTTCCGAGCATGGGTTAGTTCCGAAGTCATAGTCTGGATTACGACGACCATGCTTGATAACAGTAGCCTTAGCAGACGCACGATTGAAGATGCCGCGCTCGCCAGACTTTGATTCATAGAGGGACTTCCACTCTTCCATAAAGAGACCAATATCAGGACGCTCTTTATAGACAGCTGAGTTGTTAGCAAGTGCGCGCTGCGACTCGTCCAACCACCACTGACCAGATTTGGCAGCACGCATACGATCATCGTTCAGGTCCGAAAGAGAAATGAGAGCAGAACGACGAACACCACCCACAACAACAATATCGGCAATCTTACATACAATATCGTGAGCCTCTAGTGTATTGAGACGGCGACCAGCAGCCTTCTTGAAGATGTCAACGCAGAACTTGAAAAGAGCATCGAGAGGTTCTGGACCAGATGCACGACCACCGAATGTCTTGAGAGGAGTACCGGCTGGACGAATCTTGGAAAGATCCCACTTAGGAATCTGACCAGAGTAGAGGAGATGAATGAGTTCTTTGAGACCTTTTGCCCAACCCAGCTTGGAGTCGGCAATCATGATGGTTGTTTCGGAAGGATAGAATGATTCGGCAATAACTGGAAGCTGCTCTACGTCTTTGGATTCAACAGAGAATCCGACGCCTGTACCATTCATGAGAATATAAAGGATCTCATCGAATGAACGTGGGCTATTGACAGCGACATACGAGCAATTGTATGCAGCAACATTCTCGCGCTTGAGAGCTTCGCCAGCAGTCATGACGCAACGCATCGAAGGCATAACCTTCTGCGAAAGAACTGCGTCTTCTAGTTCTCTACGAATATCTTTGATGTCGTAGTTGTGCTGTTCTTTCAGATGCTCGTCAAAGAAGTTGAAGAAACGTCCGATTGTTTCTTCCCAAGTTTCTCGTCGACCCTGATCCCAAAGAAAGCGCGAATAGCGCGATAGATGAATAAACTGCTGGTAAAGGGTCGGCAATGAATTTGACATTAGTTACTCCGTTATTTCTTTTTTCGGACAATAGTTATCACGCCCAGACGTTGCGTCTAGGTTTAGCATTTCTTCCAATCTCGGATAGCCAGTTTGAGGGAGAGACCCTCGAACGTGGATTTATTTAGTATATGCTCGACTTCTGGAATACTACATCCTGATAAAATTGCGTCATTGATGTCTTTGTAAGTCCAGCTTGAGTTCCACACAACCATCTTGTAGCCACGCTGCACAAACGATTCAACTCGTTTCACAACTTGCTTATTGCGTGGCTGATTGTCAAACACAAGCACAACATTCTCTCCGGTCAAGCTATACAGCGCACGCTGAAAGTCCGTTCCGCCAGCAGCGATTGCATTGCTAAGGAACATACTGTCGATTGGACCTTCCACAACGTATATAGTTTTCGATCTGACCACGCGATCCAGACCATAGATCAAAGGATCATCAGTAATTCTGAGAGTAGCATAACGCAAGGATGAGTTGCCCATAGCGCGACCCGTTACGCCAGTGAGCAACCCATCCTCGCGACGAAACGGAATCACGAGCCGTTCGTCTGCTGCCAGACGCCCCTCGTAGGCTGGATTCAACGTTTCAAGCTCTTTGAAATTGCGCGCATAGTAAAGATCATTCCAACGATCTTTTGGAATCTGTCGAGCCTTTACATACTCGACTGCGCGGTGATGTGATGGGAGTTGGTCGAGACGAAGAAGCATCTCGTCAAGAATAATAGGTGGACGCTCAACTTCCGTCTTAGGAATGATGAACGTATCACTTACTGTATTAGATGAAACTCGTTCTTTGTAGGACTCTAGTCGGTACGACTTAGCAAGACCAGGATCAACGAGTTCAACAAGTTTACCAATATTAGTACCGACATCGCAATTATGACACTTGTAAATGAGACCACCTGACTTTTCAAACAGGTAGCCTCTTGCCTTCAATTTGTTCTTCTGTGAGTCGCCACAGAAAGGACAGCGGAAATTATATACACGATCCGACTTCCGCTTGAAAAGCAGAAGCTTGTGGGAAATCAGTTGTGCATACTTATGGTCAATGACAATAGACATAGGTTCATTATAATAAGCTCAATAAAGGTTGTCAAGACTATTCTTTCGTGGGCTCTGATGGATCTTTTTTGTAGTAGTCTTTATAGGCAGCCACTACAGCATTCTGTTGCTGAATGTATTTGCGCAGCTCGGCTACGTTCATACTCAGGTTTTGATAGCCTGCTGAAGTAAGAGCGAATAGAACAACGTTACCCTTAGTGCTGAGTTCCTCAATCTTCTGATTATAGTTCTCAGGAGTGATAACCATCCAGTTGATATCGTTCTGAACGATTGGCTGGGTTTGTGGTAAGATTAGTTCTGCGCGTTCGACAAGAACCGGCTTATCGAACACTTTAGTCGTTTCTGTGCAAGCTGTCAAGAACAATCCACAGAAAGAAGCAATGATAACCTTCTTCACTTTCCAGCCTCCTTCTTTGGCATCTGCTTATCAATTACATCTTGGCAAATGTTATTTCTAACCTTGCCGTTCAATTCGTCTGGTGTGAGAGGAGCACCAGTTACAAGCTCGTTGCAACGAAGAGCATCCTTGGTGCCACGATTGACGCGCATCTCAACTTCTGTTGGCTTCTTAGTAGCCAAAGCAGCAACATCGCGTTTCTGGAATTTGCGATTCAATTCGTTGACATCATTCTGAGCCTGCTGAACTTTACCAGCAATCTCAACATTGATGGCCTGCATCTTCTTCATATCAGCGTTCTGCTGATCCATCACCATCTTCTGTTGGGTAATAACACCTTCCATGCGCTGCTGGACTTCAGCAGCTGCTTCCAGCTTACCCTCTAATGCTTGAATGTAAAAGTATCCACCAGATACGATGGAAAATAGAATGGCTGCAATCGCAACTTTGATACCGAAACCCATGCTCTTACCCTTTGTGTTTGAAGTATTGGACTTCGCGTTCTCGCTTTTCTGCTCCCGCCCGCGAAGGATACGTTCCGAGATTTTTTCCCGAGGCTTTGGATACGAGACGGTATTGGCTCCCCACTTTGACAATGTGTTCGCGCTGAACTGATTCCGATCCATCTCCACCACCACCTGCTGAACTTGTGCGGCTTACCGCAGGAACATACTTACCAATCTTCTTGTAATAAACTTTCTTCATTGGTGGATTATGTAGTTGTTCAGATACCGCCTTACGACGAAGAGTTGCTTTGAACAACATAGGTTGACCATACTTCTTTGGTCTACCTGACTCACCAATACGAGGTTGACGCTTGCTCCAGTGAACGGGATCTGTACTTACAGCTGGTCCTGCCACGTTAGCAGGTCCACCGCCAGTAGTTGGAGACCCAACTGCTCCACCAAGGTCTTCCTTCACATCTTTCTTGATAACACCAACTTTAGTTTTTAGCCAAGCTTTCTTCACAGCACGATTGAGTGTCTGACGAGCAGCATCACTTTTGGCTGGCTTTGCTAGTCTAGCCTTATTGACCTTACCTACAAGCTCTGGGGATACTTCGTTGAGCATTAGATTTTCCTTAGAACGTCAACAATTCGCGTATCCATAACAATTTCGTTTGTTCTGATTGTTTCGCAATCCGGACCAATGTTGTCCACAAGTTCCGGTAGATAGTTTAGAAGCAGTAAGAACGGTTTTAGTATATGAAGCTGATCATATAGTTTGAACACTAGCATACGGGTAAGAGCTTTATGCTCGAACACATTATACAAGATCATCAAGTGATTCAGTATCAACCTTTCCTTTAGCTCACCGTGTTTTTCATAGCGACCAAAAAGTCTTCGTAGATTTTTGATCCTATTCAAATCATCTTGAAACTCTTGCTCATCAACACATGGATTCATATAATGATGCGCAGCATAAAGAAAGAAATTACTATCGTCCAATTTACCCTTCATTTCACTTTTTTAGTTCTTTAGCCGCCTCTACGATATCCGTGTTAGCAGCTTCTGCCTTGATAAAAAAGCGCGCCGTCATTGACAGCACGCCCCATGTTAGAAATCCGATAGATGCTCCTGCTGCAAGAAGATGATCAGATGCTAATGTCACATTGAGCCATTCGCATACAATAGGAGCGAAGATAATGGCGGCACCTGTACAGACACCGCCACGAATTGTTGCATCAAGAATGGTTTTAGGTTTCATGAAAGCAAACATAGTCAATCCTCCAGCTAGCCCGCCAGCGGCAGAAGCAGCTTTAGTCGCTACGATTCCAGTCATCTCTAAACTCATTACTTTCTTCCTGTAATAACCAGACGACCGTCTTTTGTGAAATAACCAAGATCGCCTGGATAGAACCACCCATCGCGGAAGTGAACAACGTCAGCTTCTGGGAAATCGTCATAGCCAGCAACCATTGTTGGTGACTTGATACGAATCTCTCCATCAACAACTTCTACTGTTACACCTTCAACTGGCTTACCTACACAACCTTCAATATCTGAAACTTCTTCGAATGTTCCTG